GGATTAATCAAAGGTGCTAGGTTAGGTTATAGTAAAAATTATGAGATAATTCAAAACTTAATGGAGAAAAAAGAACAACAAGACAATGAAGAAAAAATAAAGATATTTATACCTGCTAAAGATATGCCAAAGTCTTTTATTGACGTTTACAGAGATATACAAGAAAGAAAACATTATGAATATTGGTTTGAAGGCGGACGTGGTAGTGACAAATCTTCAATGTGGAGCGAGATAGTTGCTGAAATACTAGAGAATAATCCAAATATGTGTGCGTTATTGATAAGAAAAGTAGGTAATACATTAAAGGACTCTGTGTATAGTCAAATGCAATGGGGAATAGATAAGTTAGGAGAAACATATCCTAGTGTGCCTAATCATTGGGAAGGAACTAAAAGCCCGTTAGAGATAACTAATAAGAAAACAGGACAAATAATATATTTTAGGGGTGCAGATGACCCTGTTAAGATAAAATCAATAAAACCACCCAAAGACAAATACATAGGAATAGTTGTATATGAAGAGTTCGACCAAATGAATGGAATGAATGAAGTAGGAACAATTGATAGGTCAGTTATCCGTGGTGGGAATGACTTTATAATGATAAGAGTATACAACACACCTAGAAGTGCCTTACATTTTGTTAATGTAGAAAAGAGAAAACCTAAAAAAGATAGATTAATACATAGAAGTGATTATAGAGATGTTCCTGTAGAATGGCTTGGACAAAAGTTTATTGATGAAGCTGAATATATGAAGGAAACAAATGAAGAACAATATAGGAACATATATTTAGGAGAAGAAACAGGAACAGGTGGAAATGTATTTGAAAATGTTGAATTAAGAGAAATAACTGATAAAGAAATAGATACATTTGATTATATTTATATGGGATTAGACTTTGGGTATTTTCCTGACCCTCTTGCTTGGATAAAATGTTCTTATAATCCATCACAAAGAACTTTATATATATTTGATGAATTTGTAGTAAACAAAATGAGTAATGCTGATGTATGGGAACATTTAAAAGAAGAAAAAGGGGTGACGGAAGATGATTTAATAATAGCAGATAGTGCCGAGCCAAAATCAATTGGAGATTTCAAGGCTTATGGAAGCACAATGATGGGTGCTGAAAAAGGGGCAGGAAGTGTTGAATATTCTATGAAGTGGTTATCATCACTTACAAAGATAGTAATAGACAATGATAGATGTCCTAATTCAGCAGAAGAATTTTCAACTTACGAATATTTACAAGACAAAGATGGAAATTATATAAGTGGCTACGTAGATGCAGACAACCATTGTATCGATGCCACACGCTATGCACTTAATCAAATATGGAAGAAAAAAGGGCAATAGACAGATTAAGTTAGTTATGATATAATATTATTAAGGAGATGATATTATATGATACAATATATTGAAAATACTAATTTAGCATATTGCGATGGCTATAAATTTAGAAAGGACAGAAAAACAGGTTATTGGTTATGCTCAACATTACATAAAAGATTACATACTTATATTTACGAAAAGTATAATGGTGAAATACCAAAGGGAATGCAAATTCATCACATAGACCATAATAAAGATAATAATGATATTAGTAATTTGCAAATGGTTAGCAGAAAAGAACACGATAGAATACATTATTTAGAAATGAGTGATGAAGAAAAAGAAAAAAGAAGAAAAAATTTAGAAATAAATGCAAGACCAAAAGCAATAGAATGGCATAAAAGTCAAGAAGGCAAAGAATGGCATTTAAAACATTATGAGAAAGTCAAGGGGAAATTATATAAAAAATATAAATTTGAATGCATTTTGTGTGGTAAGGTATTTGAAAGCACACAAATAAAAAGTAAATTTTGCTCTAATGTCTGTAAATCAAGATATTGGAGAAAAACACATAAAAAATAATATTTGGAAAAAGAAAGGACAATGATAATGTTAAAAAATATATGGATGTGGATATTAACAAATGTGTTTCACATCTCAACACAAACAACGCAAAAAGAAATAGATGATAATAGTATCTATGCAAAAATATATGAACAAATAGATAATATTAACTTCAGTGCTATATTTAGCAACAAATTAGCAAATTATACTATAAATGATAGTAATTTAAACATTAAGGGGAATAATGCAAGAGTTGACTTGTTAAACAAAACAGGACAATCAATGTGGAAGAAAGCCAAAAAGATAGTATCAATGGGCTTTGGTTATGGTGGGGTTATATTGGTGCCTTATGTAAAAGGTGGGAAGATATACTACAACATAGTACCTCAAGATAGATTAACAATAGATGAGATAGATGGAGAACTAATAACAGGTGCAACTGTATTAGCAGAAAAAAAAGTAATTAGTGGAACAATTAGTCAAAAAACATATTTAAGATGGACTAATTATCAAATTAAAGATGGAAACCTAGTAATAACACAACAATTTAGTGATGAAAAAGGAAATAAAATACCTACACCTGATTTTTGGAAAGATATTCAAGAGGTAATGAGTATTACAAATGTTGATAGGGTTTTATTTGGTTATATAAAATCACCTGTAAATAATAGAAAAGCAAATGACAAATATGGAGTACCTATTACGTATGGGTGTGAAGCAACAATACTTGAAATTAGGCAAACACTAAAGCAACTTGTAAGAGAATATGAACTTAAAGAAACTTTTGTAGGTGCTGATGTAACTTTATTTAGTGGGAAAAATAAACTTCCTGAAAGTGGGTTATTTAAAAAGTTCAATAGTACAAGTGATGATTTCTTTCAAGTATACGACCCACCTTATAGAGATTACACAACAAGATTACAAGAGTTGTATAAGAGATTAGAACACGAAATAGGAACGTCTTATGGAATATTAAGTGAAGTAGACACTAACCAAGCAACGGCAACCGAGATAAAAAGAGCGATGTATGACACATTTACGTTGGTTGATGATATGAGGACAAATATAGAAAAAGGACTTGAGGACTTCTTTTATGCTTGTAATGTGTTAGCAAATGCTTACAATTTAAGTCCTATGGGTGAGTATAATGTAAGTTTTGATTGGTCTTACTCATTAGTTGAAGATACACAAACTGAATGGAGTCAATTAACTTATGCACAAAGCAAAGGTGTAATAAGTAAAGTAGAATTAAGGCAATGGTTAAAACCTAATGAAACATTAGAAGAGAGTGAAAAAGCCATTGAAGAAATAAAAAAAAGTGAACCAAGTGTAGAAGATTTAGTAGGGGGTGAAGAATAATGCAAATAATAGTAAATCCTCATAAATTAGAAATAGCGCAAGATGAATTTGTTAATGAAAAAGAAATAGATGTAAGTGAATGTGTATTTGAATTTAATGATATACCTGATAATTATGTTAAAGAAGCATATTTTACATTAAACGATAATACATATAAACAATTGATAATAAACGATAGATGTAAATTTCCTTATGAAGTATTAGAAGAAAGAGGAATGGTAGAAATTGGTGTTGTATGTTTTGAAACACAAGGAACTGAAACAATAAAAAGATATAACCCAAGTCCTGTTTATTTTAATACACTAGATGGAAGTCTTAAAGAAGCTGAAAATACTGAACCTGTAACGCCTAGTGACAAAGAACAAATTGAACAAGCCTTAAATGATGGATTAAACAATATTCAAAATGCAATCGATGAAGTAGATGACAAGATAATTGAAGTAAACAATGCAATAGATGAAACAAACAATCTTAATATAGATGTAAATAAAGTAGATAAAGAAGCAACAATAGAATTAACCAAAAAAGATGGAACACAAAAAGAAGTAAAGATTTACGATGGTGTAAGTTTACAATTTATGTGGCAAGGAACATCATTAGGAATTAAAACCGATGATATGCAAGATTACGTATTTGTTAATTTGCAAGGAGTACAAGGTATACCTGGCCCTCAAGGAGAGCCATTTAGAATAAAGAAAACTTATTCAAGTGTTGCTGAAATGAATGCCGACTTTGACAATATGCAATATGGTGATTATGTAATGATAGCAAGTTCCATTGAGATAGAAGATAATGCTAAACTTTATACACGTGGACAAACTGAATGGATATTTATAACTGACTTTAGTGGTGCAACAGGAATTAAAGGTGAAACAGGAGCAACACCTAATATACAAATTGGTAGTGTTACAAGTGGAGATACACCAAATGTAACAAGAACAGGAACTAATGAAAATCCAATATTAAACTTTACTTTAGTTAAAGGTGATAAAGGAAATAAGGGAGATAAAGGTGACATTGGCTTAACAGGAAATGGTATTTCAAGTGTACGTAAGACATCATCAAGTGGTTTAGTAGATACTTATACAATCACATTTACAAACGGAACAACAACAACATTTGACATAACAAATGGAGAAGATGGAGAAGTAACACAAGA